TAATCACCGAACCAACCGCAACCAAACCATTATAGCCTTGGTTTCCAGCCTCGGCTTGCAGTGTCTTTGCTAGAAGGTCTCGTTGCGTCAAATCCATTTAATTATCCAAAGCCAGGAAGGCCACTGAAAGCTGCTAAAGTTCCAAACAAGCCGGGTGTACCGCCTTGAGTTACTGTTGCCCGTGGAAGCGCCCCCAGCGTACCAGTGCCAGTTTGCAAAGCCTGACCGGGGTATCCTAAGTTGCCCAATGTCTGCTGACGCCCAGCATCTAGCATTGCTTGCTGTGCCGCTTGCGCTCTCGCCGCTGCCGCTTGTTGCTCTCTGAGGCCAGTTATGCCCTGACCGAACATAGTTGATCCAAGACCGCGCAAACCACCAGCCGCGCCAGATTGTACGTTAGCCGCTTGGAATTGACCCTGATAATTGGCTTGGTTTGCCGCTTGCTCAAATTGAGCCTGTTGTAACGCAAACTGATTAGCCGCTTGCATATTGCCAGAACGCGCCGCTTGCTCACGCGCCGCCGCAGCTTCACGAGCTTGTTGTGCAAATTGGCTTGCTTGAAACTCTTGACCAGATGCAAGTGTTCGCGCCTGTTGCACGTTGCCAATGTCAAACTGACCAGATTGCAGTGCTTGAGAAAATGCTTGTTGCCGTTGTTGCGCAGACAGTTGACCAGCTTGACGCAAAGCCTCACCAGCAAGAACACCCTCTTGCACCGCTTGGCGGGAACCACCAAAAGCGCCAGCAGCTTGTGCCTGTGCGCCCAATTGGTTTGATGCAAGTTGACGTTGCCGCTCAATGTCGGCCTGACCCGCCTCAATCACATTCTGCGTATAAGGGCTCATATATGGGTTGAGGTTTGTTGTGGCTAACTGATTGACACCAATCTGGCCGGGAGCTTGTGCGGATTGCACAGCACCGACACCCTGCATTTGTTGCGCAGAGCCAACTTGTGCAGCTTGCATATCTGTTGGGCTAAAACTTCCCAAGCGTCCGTAAATATCACCCGCTTGAGTTTGATATTGCTGGGCTTGCCCAAATACGTTTGAACCGATCATTGGAACAACCTTTCATCACAATTTATAATCAGTAATACCGAGCGCATTGCCGATCCCTCCAAAAAAGTCGCCAACAGCGCCAAAATTGCCGACCCCATCAGCACCGCCGCCTGACATAAATCCAGAAGAAGGAGCAGGGGCGTCAATAAATCCATCGTCGTTTACATAACCGTATGTGTTTGCACCCGGTGCCGTTTCTGGAAATAAATCATAATGTCTTTGTAAGGCCGCAGCAGTGCCGTCAGAGTCGCTATTATTATATTGATTTCCACTACCACCGCCGCCACCACCGGGCATGGTTACAGGCGCGTTTGGATCAATATATCCATATGCGCGAGTGCCGGGTTCACCTGTTACACGATCTCGGTAAAAAGATCGCAAGAATTCGTATTGTCCAGGATACCGCTCCCCGTAAGCAGTTTCTATTTGCTCTTGGAATGGCTGGCTACTGTAAGCCTCAACACCGCCGACATTTACTGTGGGCATTGATGGAGGTGCAACCGTTCCTAAACCAAGAGAACTAAGAAGATCATTTGTGCCGCTATACATTGCAGCCGGGGCAACAGCTTGATATTGTGGAACATCTACTGGCCCAGCACTCGATTGCTGCATAGCTTGTTCAAGCAAAAAGTTTCTTGCCGCTTCTATTCGCGGATCAAGTTGGCCTGTTTGCTCAGGTTTGCCAAATAAGAAATCCATGATGCCCATTTTATAACTCCGAACGGTTTAAACATTTATACCATATTTCTTGCACTTTGACACCCCTAGCCATGCAGCCTTGTGATTGACAGTGTTGAAGCCGGAATATTTGGCACAGGAGACGCAGCCGCTGTGGCGTTTAAAAAACCAGCAGTGCTGTCCACCATCCAGTTGACTTCAAGGTAATCATTGGCTGCCACCGTGAATATTTGCGTCCGAGACGTAATCAAAGTTGCGTTGTTTTGGTGCAGGGCAGTTGTCATCGCGCTGTTGTTGATGTCTGTACCGTTAACGCTTGGCCAAAAGTAGAAGTGAACTGTGCTGCTTGACGTAGATGAAATTTGCGCAGAGAAGGCTATAACGTACTCCCCAGCTTCCTCAAACACAATTCTAGTTGCTGGTGTGCCAAGAGTAATGCCGCTGTTTGATGCTTCAGCTGTGTAGGTTAATTTGTACTCTGTGCTTGCGCTTGCCGCCGTTACGTCTGCCGCAATGTAAAAGTCGCCGTGGCCATCCTCAAGCACAACTTGACGCCACTCGCCGTTCTTTGAGACCACCGGGTAGCCGTTAATCCGATCCCAGAGCAAAACGCCATCCTCTGCCGCCGACACGGACGCATCTTTGGCGTCGAGTTGATTTAGAGCTTTGCCAAGATAGCGGCGCAGATTTTCCGCCCACGCAGACAAGTCGAAGGTGATTGGCGGGACAACTCTCATCGCCGCCCGCCCTGCCGCGCATCAAGCCGCATAATGCCGACACGCCAATCCGTTGCAACGCTACCCTCAACCCGCATACGCACCTGACGCCCTTGGAAGCGAACCGAAGTCGGGTTGCTCATGTTGAACGGCCCGTATTGGCTTTCAGAGCCATTCGGATAAAAGCGCGTTTTGAACGTAGCAGTCACATCGCCCTGCGTTTTCTCATCGGGGATAAGCTCAACAACATTCATCAGATTGTCGCCAGAACCAATAGAGATAGGCCCGGTTTCGGCATAGGGAGTGCTTGAGCCGTAGCTGTAGCCGATCTCATGCTCGTATAGCTCACCATCGCTTGCAATAAACATTGGGTAACGGAACACGCCGCGGTCAACGCCAGCGGTGCGATCCATTTCACCTGTAATCCAGATGTTTTCAACAAAGTCATATGCAACGTAGCGGTTGCATTCAAGGCTGTCTGCGCTTGGATAGAACCACCAGATTTCGTTCCACGCGCTATTAACCACGCAAGACACTTTTGAACGCTGATCCTTGTTAATGTCGCTGAATACATAGTCAGCCACATCACACGGGACGCTCTGAACCCTGCCGCCAGAGTAAACAAAGAAGCCACGCAAACCCATCCAGATCACGCCGTTGTCAACAGAAGCCGCCGCACGGGCCGCTATAAGACCGCAGGAGGTGCCAACACGCTCCACGCCATACACAAACGGGGGGCCGGAGTAAGTCAATGTGTGGGCGTCTTCTGTGGTCAGAATGAGCGACTGGCCGCGTGTGCGCAGCCCCGCCAAAATAACGCCGTTAGTTTGTAAGTTTATGTCACCAGCTTCGTTTGTAGCTGCTGGCGTCCAAGTTGTGTTATCTTCGCGATCCGACCACTGAACCTTGCGCGGATCGCCGCCAGCGCCGAAACATACAACAAAGCGCTCTTCCGTCACCATCATGCCAGTGCAATCTGTGGGAGCGTTTGCAATCAGCGCGGCGTCAATTGCGGGATTGCCTTGCCACTCGTATAGCTTGCCGTCATCGTATGACATGGCCAGAAGGTACTCGCCCCAATTCTCCAGAGACCAAGTTGTCGCCAGGAGGATGGTTTCAGTGTCAGCGCGTGGCAAGCCGTATTCTTCGTTGCCGTAAAACCCGCCGCCATATGCCGTGTTGATGTTTGCGTCGATGCGCCCAGCGGTTAAGCCAGCGGGTGTAATGTCAGTCGCTGTGCCGTTTGCGTTGATAACGTACAGGCTGTTGTACGTTCCCGCCGCCACTTGACGCAAGCCGTCGTTCTCTTCCCACGCGATCATGGACCGGACAACGCCGTTTAGGTCAACAGACGCTCGCTGCCGCCATCCACCAACAGGACGCAGAGCATCCTCATGCCAGCGAACGAGGTTAATGTCCCGCCAGCGGCCCTGAGACATAAGGTCAGTGCCGTTGCGATACTGGCCAGCGGGGAGTTTGAGCGGGATTAGCGGCATGGTTTCGCCTTATGTTTTCACTAGCATCTTTGTAGCAGATATTGCCGTGCCAGCCAAGACGCTTGGGTCAGCAGGGGTTTCACCTATCGTGCCATCTTTCTGGACGTAGTATTGCTGACCAGCGGTGAGGCTTAGTTGATTTGCGGAGACAGCGCCTACGATGTCAACGGTTGCAGCGCCACCGCTTGCGACTTGGCCTCTGGTGATGTCTGTAGACGCATTTTGAAACACTACAGCAGTAGAAACATTTGATCCCCCAGAATCAA